TTTAATATTGAAGTTGCTAGGCGTAATCGGCTCGTCTAGCGCACTAGACCTGATTTCCCACTCATCGCCCTGACCGCCCAGAACCAAGCGGTACATCGGAAGCAGCCAGTTAATCTGGTCAACGGGGCCGGAGCCAATCGAACGCTGAATCGGGCCGCTATCTCCGACAACTTCATCGTCAAATGATTCAAACGCATCCGAAACAGACGCGAAGATTTTATCCTTACCAGCCCACACCAAGCGCCCATCGTAAAACGCAACCGCGCTAGGATAACCGCGCCTGTCAGACCAAGAGCCGCCGTACCAGCTATCCGTAGGCGCTGTACTTCCGAGCGCGGTCAAAACCATCGCCGTAACAGAAGTCTCACTTGTGTATCCGGTAATCCGCACGATACCAGTAATAGTACCCGCCGCGACTTCAAGCGACAAGTCAGGCTGGTCACTCGTAAAATCACCAACATCAACGCCAATGCGGTAAAAAATAATCTGGTTATCAAGCGTATCGTTATATGTAACGCTTGCATTCGTCGTGTAAGTCGTAACGTCAGTCCAGTTGCCAATGTCGCCAACCGAGCGTTGCAGCGTAACCGTAGCAGTCCATGTTCCAGACCGCACAACGGTAATATTTCTCGATGACCCAACACCTGTCACCTGAACAGGATCACTCCACTGGTTTTCAGCGACAACGCTAATGGAAACAAACTGGCCGACAGACTCTAGCCTGTACAAGCCGCCTACGTTTGTCGATTTAAACACGCTATCGCTGGCATTAAGTGTAATGTCGCCAGTCGTAGCGGAAGCCGTAAGCGTTGTTCTCGTCGTGTTGATGTTCCTGAACGGGCCATCTTCCGGCATGTATTTAACGACAGACCACGCCTCAGTATCGCGGCGCTCGATCTTGTATTGCTGGTATCCGTTACACGCGACATAGATAATATCGGCAGATTGCGTATATCTGATATTAGAAAGGTCGGCTTCTTCCCACGGTGCGGGAAGCGTCATATCGCCGGATGCTTCAATCGTCACGCTGTCAACAAGCGTTTCGTATTTCTGGTCAGCCGCAATCGTCACGTTGAAGTCGGCATTAGGCGTAAACGAAAGGCTATGCGTGCCAACACCTAAAAGAGTCTCTGTAAAAAAATCATCGTTTGAAGTCGTAGAGCCAATACGGAAGTAACAGTTACCCTTTGTGACCACAACGCGAATTGCATGAACTACGTTTACGTCAGCAGGCGCAAGAGTAACAGTCTGTCTCAGTTTCGCACGGTTAAACGTGTTTCCAGCAAGTGCAGCATATCCGCCTGTTTCCCAACTAGCCGTGCATCCGGTTGCGCTGTCATCGTTCCATGAAAGAATGTCGGTCGCAAACGTGCCATTCGTGATAGCCGTGCTGACAGACGCTCGCGTAATAACAGACTCGTTCACGCGCACACGCATCAGGTTATGCGTCAACTCGATAATAGCCGTATCTGTATTGGAGAAGATAAACTTGAGATGCTTTGTTTTTGCGTTGGCGTATGTCGGTGAAATATATTCAGTGCCGGGGCGCATCATCATGGAACCCAAAACGCGGGGTATCCAGTTGGTCATATCTTCTGCCCAAAACGGAGTCGCCTCAAGGTCGATACGCGCCAGGGCAAGCGGAGATACCATGCCACGGTTGAACTTGTTTAAAATTACGTTCTGTTTTGCCATTAGCTTACGTTATTCCCGTTGGTGTCTCGACGCGCAGCAGCACCCAACCTCGAACTAGCCCACTTGCCACGCGGAGCAAACTTAGTCGGACCCTTAGCTGCGTCACGAGACATAGCCTCAGTTTTCGCCTTCTTAAGTTTCTTCCAAAGCATATCCTCGTCGCTGTCAGATTGCGTCAAACGCTTGCAAGCCTTACGCGCCAGCAGGGTTTCAGCGAACGTCACAACGCTAGGAGTCCACAGGCTCAAGTCAGCGCCGTATGACGCATCGTTAGACACGTACTTGATATAAAGCGTTGCAATATTTGCCCACCATGAATCGTTCTCGTCAGCGTAATCAAGGCATGGATCGTTAAAGTCCTCATCCTGACAAACGTAGGATGTTTTCACCCAGTCGCTAGGCTTGGTGAAGCGATACTGAAAACCAAACTGGGGATCACTCGAAGGGTCACTCGCAATTTCAATCGCACGCATTGCGAACGTCCATTCCGCTGTTTCAAGAACTTCGTCCACGAAACCGCTTGTCCAAATGTCATCCAAGACACGGCGCGATTCACGGTTTTCAGACAGGCTCGCCAATTTGCGCGAACCCAACTCCCGTAACGCTCCGTTGAACAAGCTAAGTTTCGTGGTCGTCATGTTCGTTATTCTCCGAGTTTAGACAGATATTCCTTCAGTGCTTTTTCAGCGTATTCTTTAGTCGTGTGACCGGCAAAAATCTGCACGCGGTCTTGTTTGCGAATACACTTCCACTTGTTTTTTCCGTCAAACTCGATCAGGTAATCAGCCACGTTCGTCGCAAGGTTTTCCTTGTCAACTTTCGTCACCAGCTTGTCGATTTCAAAGTATTCAAGTTTTGCAACCTGAGCCGAGAATTTTTCGACATAAAGAACCAGCAGTTTTGCGTAGAAGGAATAATCTTCTGCGCGAACTGTGATGGTATCCCACGGCTTCATGTTTTTTGCAGCAGCAGCCCAATACTTCGGCTCAAGCAAGTCGTCAAACTTCGTGCCGTGGGCAGCTAGAAAGTCCCACTCCCGAAACGCTTGCTCTTTAAGTTTGAAATTAATCTCGCGCATCTGAGGCGCACGGCCCATAGATTTAGGGGCAGCTTCAGCCATAGTGACTCTCCTTACGAAACGACCCCACTAAAGTATATGCCAAAAAGACACGCCGCACAAAGAAAATCCCCGCCAAGGGAAGGAGCTACCTTGGCGGGGATTAATGCGTTGTGGGGACGCATTGGGTGGAAGGTTATGGTTAGTCGCCGATGGTCGCGCTACCGATGGTCGTGCCATCGGACAGGTTGCCAGCGCCGGAAGTGATTGCCGAGACAGAGTGCGCGGTAATCGTTGCGTTGGTAGCATCCGAGTCAACGACCAGAACGAGGTCGCCAACACTCATGCCAGCCTGGGTAGCGTTAGAGACATAGCCGGAACCATCCAGAACCGAACCAGCTTCGGTGCTGGTGTAATGGAAGGTCTTGCCGACACCGCCGATGCCTTGCGACACGAGGGAGAGTAGAGCAGCATTGTAAGCCATTTTAGTATCCTTTCAGATTAGATGTTAAGCAGCAGAGTAAGCAGAGCCGTCATGTTTCATTTGCACAACGCCTGCGTTTTGCAGAAGTTTTGCGCCCATGAACATGGAAGCACGAGCGTAGTAGAAGTCTTGACGCTCGTCGTAGCCAGCCGCCGCGTTCAGTTCAGCCGTGTTAGCTGCGTGACCGATTGCATTTTTGTGGTAGAGGTAGCATTTTTCGGTAGCGCCAGCCAAGCCGGTCAGACCGCTATGAACGATCCAGTTCACGCCGTACCAACGGAGCATCTTCTTTGCAGGGCCGACAAGGGGCTTGCTTTCGACATAATCAGCCGAACCAAACTCTTTGGTCTGCATCAGATAGCCCATGAAGGCGGGGGTAATCAGGCCGAACAGGTTCTCAACGTCTCCGGTATCAACATCGTTGTTACCGAGGATCGTCAGCGACTTGGCAACCATATCGAGGGAAGCCGTAGCCGAAGTACCCGTATCGTTCGTAGCCGTATCCAGTTCCGCGATGATCTGGTCATCAATTTTGCGGTTCAGAACTTGAACGGAGTTTTGTTGCATGATTTTGCGAATGTCACCTTGCGACATATCCGTGGTGAAGCGGGTAGCTTCAACCAGGTCATGCCATTCAGTAAGCGTGACGGTATTTTGCGTCAGGCTGTTGTTACGTGCAGCGATAAGGCCGTTCACGCCGCGAGTCGTAGCAGCAGCGCCGCCCGAACCAGCATTGAGGAACACAGCCGAAGTGCCGCGAACGGATGCTTCAGTCGTGGTCGTTGCGCGAAGGAGGCTCTGAGTTCTTTCAAAAACCGCGATAAATTCCGGTTTATAGGTTGTCATAAAAGCAGTGGTTGCCATTGTAGGCTCCTGTTGAATGTTGTTTGATGAGAGATTCAAACCGCAGAACAGGGAAGCCATTGATGGCGGGATAAGGTAGACCTTGCGGGGGTTATCCCAGAAACATCGACACGGGGCCGTTGCTTAGGTTGCTAACCGTAGTTAGCAAATCCATAGTACCTAAAAAGAAAGCAGACTGTCAATTATTATCTTGACAGTCTGCTTCGTGAATAATTTTAGCCCTGCGGTTTCTGACGTTCTTGATACTGCATCAGCTTCGCAAGTTCTTCAGCCATCTTGTCGTTATACAGGTGAGGCTCATTACGCATAATCTGGTTAATCTGTGCAACGCGATCACCAACCGCCGAAACCTGATTGCTCGCACCGGGAACCAGCACAGCACCAGGATTAAGTTCACGCGCCTGTTTCAGCATAGCGCGTGCAAACTCAGGCACGTTACCCAACAGGCGACCGTCAGGCATACGAGCCGAATGAAGCGTAGCAGCCATCTCCTGACCGAACTGAGCCACGAGATGATTGCCGATTTCGTCTAGGTTCGATTCATAGCCACCGCCCCATTCCTGCATGAGTTCGGATTTAGCCGTGCGGAGACTGGTATCATCCATCTTCGCCTGTTCAGCCATAGCCGCTTCCTGTTTCTGGAAGTACCATGACGCGACTTTGTTGACGGCGGAAGGGGGAAGGTTTTCTTCATGAGCCTGTGCAAGAAACTCATTAAACATCTGTTTATCGCCTTCACCGATAACCATATCGTCAGCAAGCTGGATCTGGTATTTGTCAGCCGCTTCGGGAATACCGTTCTCAGTGCGCCAGCGTGCCTTAGCTGCGTCATCGCCATCCGTAGGGAACGGGACTTTCAGGCCACCGGAGCGGATTTTGTCTTGCGCTTCGATAACTGCATCTGCGAGGGCTTGCGGAGAAGCATACCGACCGATACGAGCGGCTTTCTTTTCATCTCCGTTAGCAGCCAGAGCCACCCAATTCTCAGGCCACGAGGGGGTAGGCGCTGTGGCGGGTGCAGGCGCGGTGGCGGGGGCTTGCACTACCGTAGGCGCGGGTTGCGCTTCAGGTGCGGGTGCGGAAACCTGTTCAGGCGTAGGGGTACTAATAGCTGCGTCAGTCATAGTCATGCTCCTTTTACGAGTTTTTCAATAGGCGTGTTAATAACGTCGAGTATCTGTAGCCCCACGAGTCTCTTTCCGCCGTTAAAAGCCGCGATATGCGGGTCAACGTCGAACTCCAATCCGCCGATCATGCAGAACTTCTTCATGATGACGGACAAAGCTAAATTCTGTTGTTCTTCGCGTGCAGTCCCTTGATAGACGCACTTCAACGCTACGATTTCTTCCTTCGTCAAGTCAGGCAATGCCAATGGCGCTTGCCGTTTTAGTGCTTTACCCATGTTTCCCCACAGTTCGGCTTACAGGCCGACCTTTCGTTCCCCGCCTTGACCAAGCAAGGACACTGATTTCTTTTTACGTTCTTCATCCGTAACCGGAGTTTTAATAGGCGTTTCGATACCGCCGCCTTTGACTTGCTTCGGGGGCGGAGGGGCGCTATCACCCTTGTCCATTATCATTGCCACAGGTGAGACTTTTTTCAGCATACCGCCCATTACAGACCATCCCTGCGATTAGACTCACCGGCTTTAAAATTGGTATATTTGCCTTCTTCGCCTTTTGGAAGTTTGTCAGGCTCTATCCTCTTTGAATAAAGAGTTTTGTTAATGTAATCTTTCCCGTACCAACCCTTACTTCTATTGAAGAATGGGTTTTCGCTTCCAGTGCCTTTTCCAAGTCCAGCCATTTTACATCATCCCTTCTTGGAGTGCCTTAGCGCCATCGCCAAGAGCCTGTGCCGCCATGCCGCCTTGTGCCAGATCCATGACACCTTGCTGCATGGCTTTCTGTTGCTGTGCAGCCGCGAGCATTTCTTTAACCGCAGCGTCAGGACGTACCCATTTAGCGGGAGCAACGCCTGAGTTAAGAACATCGCGGAGAGCAACTTTCGTGTCGAACAGCATGACCGCTTCAGGATCAATCTGGGCGACTTCCAAAACTGCTGCCTTGGTTTCGAGCAACTTCTGCATTTTCAGGTGTTCACGCGCTTCAGCCAACGGAGACTCAAACACAAACTGCGTATCACGACCTTGCAGGCTACGCGGAATATCCTGCGGCCCACCGAACGCGCCGTTCTTCAGCAGGCGATTAAATGTCATCTCGCAAAGAGCGCCGTTGTATTCGGTTTCCATCGGCTCGAACAGGGGAAGCGCGTTACGCACGTATTCCGAGACACGCTGCGAAATTTCAAACGCAGTAGTGCGATCACCCATCGGGGGCAGACCAATTTTATCCAAGAAGAACGCCTTGGTAATGTTCATCTGAACATCGCGCATCAGTTCAACGCCAAGAGGGATAGACCGTGTATCCTGCGTCAGAGGGCGCAAGACCTCGCCGGTACGCTCGTCGTAATCTTCGTTCACAAACGTAATGCCACCAGCGTACAGCGCAACGTCACCGCGCAGGGCTTCCTGAACGGCGACCATCGGCGGGTTAACTGCCTTCTCGCCAGCTTCCAGAAGCGTCAGCATCATGGACTGGATTAATCTTGCATCCCCAAGAGCCGCTACAACAGCCGGACTCACCGGATACTGCGAAGATCCGTAACGCTGCCAACGCGGAATAACATACCCCAAGTCGAAGAACCCGACTTCATCCATGATATGCTTGTTTTCAGCGTCGATATGGTACGAGATAAACGGCGTGCGGTGCTTCTTCTTAATGTCACCAGACTGGTACTGATCCGCTTCCACAACTACATGGCGGCATTGAATTTCTTTATACTTGT